CGACTGGGGAAGGCGCAGCAAGGGGGCTGGCTGTGAAGAAAACCGGTGTGCAACATCGGGGTTTTGGGGGTGTGCGATGACGGATGTGATTCGTAAGCCGGAGGGGATTCCTCGTGGGTCGCGTTGGCACACGATGTGGATTGTGGCGCGGGATGAGATGGTCCGGTCGGGGACGTGGCGGCTGACGCATGGGCCGTTGTTGGAGCGGTTGGTGGTGAATCGGATGGCGGCGCATGGTGCGCTTGCTGAGGCTGCTGCTGAGCCGTGGGTGAGTGGGTCGACGGGTCAGCTTGTGGCTCATCCGGGGTTCGCTGTGGCGGCGCGGTGTGATCAGGTGGCGTTGTCGTTGGCGCGGCAGTTGCGGTTGACGCCGGCGACTTGTGAGGCGGTGATGGATGAGTCCGACGACGACACCGCAGATGAGGAGCCGACGTCGGCGCTCGACGAACTCGCAAAGCTCCGGGCGCGACGTGCCGCCGGATGAGCTGCACATCTTCGCCAGCTTTTGCGAACAGAACCTGATCCTCGAGGACGGCCGTCCGTTGGATCTGGAGCCGTTTCAGCGGTCGATGCTCGCGGACTATTTCGACGGGTCGACCGAGACGCTGATCCTGATCCCTAAGAAGAACGGCAAGTCGACGATCATGGCGGCGCTCGCGCTGTTTCATCTGATCGGCACGGCGGACGCTGAGTGTGTTGTCGCTGCGGCGTCGCGTGATCAGGCCACGATTTTGTATGACCAGGCGGCGGGGTTTGTGCGTCGCAACGCTGACCTCGAGCGGTTCGTTGACGTGAAGCGCGGCTACCGGGAGATCCGGTCGCGGCAGGACTCGGGCCGAATCCGCGTGTTGGCCGCTGATGTTGATACGGCGGACGGTGTGATCCCGACGCTCGCGCTCGTTGACGAGTTGCATCGTCACAAGTCGGCGGATCTGTATGGGGTGTTCCGTGACGGTTTGGGGCCGCGACGGGGCCGGATGGTGACGATCAGCACGGCTGGTGATGATGAGACGTCACCTTTGGGTCGGATGCGCGAGGCGGCCCGCAAGCTCGACCATGTTGAGCGTGACGGGGCGCACTGGTATTGCCGGACCGGCGATGGCGCGTATGTGATGCATGAGTGGGCGCTCGAGGAGGTCGAGGACCGCGACGACATGGCGCTCGTTGAGCGCGCGAATCCTGCGTCGTGGCAGACCGTCGAGGCGCTCAAGCGTCGGCATGACTCGCCGTCGATGACGCCGTGGCAGTGGGCGCGGTTCGCGTGCGGTGTGTGGCTCCGCGGTGAGGGGTCGGCGATCACGCCGCACCAGTGGGACCAGCTTGGCGCGGACAACCCGTCTACCAGTGTCGCGCCGATCATTGGTTGGGACCAGGGCTGGAAACTCGACACGACCGCATTGGTCCCGTTGTATTGGGAGAGCGCTGACCGTCGTGTTGTCACGGGCGCGCGGATCATCGAGCCGCCCGGTGACGGGACGATGCTCGACGAACGCCGCGTGGTCCGCGCATTGTTGGACCTCGCCGCGCCGTATTCGACGGTGACCGTGGTTTATGACCCGCACGCCGGTGCGGCGCAGATGGTCCAGCAGCTCGAGCGTGGCGATCATCCGTTGCAGCGCGACCATGACTGCGACACCGAGTTTCGGTTCGTCGAACACTCGCAGGACAACGCGCCGATCAGTCTCGCGGACGCCCGGCTGATGGAGGCGATCCGCCGCCACCAGGTCGAGCATGACCGCGACCGGGTGTTGCGCGCCCAGGTGTTGAACGCGATCGAACGCCCGTTGGGCGGCGACCGGTTCAAGTTCGACCGGCCGTCTCGTGGCGCCCGGTTGCCGATCGACGCGCTCCGGGCGTTGTCGATGGCGCACAGCGTCGCCGTGACGGAGGCACAAGCCCCGAAACGGTCGCGCGTTCCTCTTATCCGCTGAACCGCCGCCGGCATTCCCCGGCAGGGGGTGACCGATGGCGTATTACAACGAGTTGGCCGAGCCCGCCAGCGTCATCGCGCGGCAGTGGCAGCCCGTCGTCAATTTCGACAGCGCCGACCATCCTGCGGGTTCTCCGTTGTGGTGGGCGAACGTCCTCACGAACGAGCTGCGAGCCCGCCAGCCGCTCGTCGCCGTGCTCGAGGATTACTACGAGGGCCGGCACCGGTTCGGGCTCGCGACCGAAGAATACAAGCGCGTGTTCGGGAAGGTTCTCGGGCCCGTGTCGGACGCGTGGATGTCGCTCGTTGTCCGCGCGAGCGCCGAACGGTTGAAGGTCGAAGGGTTCAGGATCGGCGAGGGCCAGATACTCGACGCCGACCGCGAGGCGTGGAGTATCTGGCAGTGGAACAACCTCGACGAGGACAGCGCCCTGCTGCACACGGAGGCGATCAAGCTCGGCGAGGCCTATCTGTTGGTGTGGCAGGACGCAGGCGACCGCTACCCGCGGATCACCGTCGAACATCCCGCTCAAATGATTGTCGCGAGATCGCCGGTCGACCGGCGGACGGTCGCCGCCGCACTGAAGTATTGGCTGGCGTTGGATGGCGCGCCGGTCGCGAACCTGTATTTGCCTGACCGGATCGTCCGGTTGGTGTGGGATGCGAAGCGCGGCGGTTGGCGGCCGCGCGGCGGCGGTGCGGAAACACCGAACCCGGTTGGTGTGGTGCCGGTCGTGCCGGTCACGAACGACCCGCATTCGATGCCATGCTATCCGCCGTCCGCGTTGCTCGAGCCGCCGCATAGCGTTCCGGGACGGTGCGCTGTCGGGCTCGGCCGGTCCGACCTCGCCGACGTGATCGGCACCCAGGACGTGATCGACAAGCTGCTCCGCGACCTCATTGTCGCGAGCGAACTCGGCGCTCACCGCCAACTATGGATGACGGGCGTTGACCCGGACACCGACGAGAACGGCAAGGCGGTCCCGATCGAGGTTGGTGCCGGCCGGAACATCGCGATCCCATCGGAGTCGGCGAAGGTCGGCAATCTCGACGCGACCGACCTGTCGAACTACACCGGCGTCCTCGAGCAGCGCATCCAGTCGCTGGCGAGCCGCGCGAGCATCCCCGTGCACTACCTGCTTGGCGGGCAGGGCAACTTTCCATCTGGCGAATCGCTCCGCAGCGCCGAGACCGGCTTGGTCGCCAAGATCCGGGCGAAACAGGTCAGTTTCGGCGGCGCGTACGAGAGGGCGATGCGTCTGGCGTTCGCGTGGATGGGCGACCCGCGCAAGGACGCGATCCGCGCCGAGGTCGACTGGAAAGACCCCGAATACCGGACAGAGTCGGAATTCATCGACGCGCAGGTCAAGAAGCTCGCGCTGGGCATTCCGCCACAGCAGATATGGGAGGACATCGGATACAGCCCGCAGCAGATCGATCGGATGCGGGCGATGATCCGCCAGTCCGCCGTCGAGGGTGCGCTGTTGGACCCGTTGGCGTTGAACCCGAACGGCGGCGTCGAAACGCCACAGGATGCCGGGCAACCCTCGTTCGCTTGACGTCACCGACCGTTACCGCACCGGCCTTGTCGGGTTGCGGGCACGGACGCTCCAGGCGGTCGCGGCGACGTGGGGTGTCGTGTCGCTCGACGACCTCGACCAGACCGGCGACCGGTGGGCGAGGATGGCGGGCGCGATCGTCGCGACCGCCCGCGAACAAGCCGCCCTCGCATCCACCGCATACCTCGCCGCCTACCTGACATCGGAAACCGGACGGGCCGTCACCGCACAGCAGCCGGACACCGCCCGATACGCACAACAACTCGACACCGGCAAATCGCCAGGGGAGGGCATGGCGTCGGCGCTCGTCGCGGTCCGCGTCGCACTGGCACACCAACGCCCGGCCGCGCACGCCCTTCAGGCAGGTTTGGTGCGTGCGAGGGGCATGGCGTCCGCGAACGTGTCACAGGCGGCGCGTGAGCAGCTCTCCGACGCGATACAGGCCGACGACCGTGTCGCGGGGTGGCGCAGGGCGACAAGCGGCAGTCCGTGCGGCGCGTGCCTAGCGGCGGCAACGGGCGCTGTCCGCGCCGACAGCGACGTCCCCGAAGCGCACACCCATTGCCAGTGTGTTGCGGAACCGGTTGTGCGTGGTGTGCGCGAACGCGCCCACAGGCCGACCGGGCAGGAACTGTTCGACGCGATGACCCCCGCCGACCAGGACGCGTTGTTCGCCGGCCGTGGCGGCGCTGAGAAGGCCGAGCTGATCCGCACCGGCCAGGTGCAGCTTCGCGACTTGCTCGACAGGTCTGGGATGGCCGCGACGGCCGACCAGATCACCGAGCGTCCCCTGTCAGCCCTCCGGGGTTGACCGCGACGCCGACGACTGCCCATCGTCGGCGTTGCCCTTTCCAAGATCCTCGACCGCGCAGCCGAGTGCGGCGGCGAGAGCTGCAAGCGTCGTCCGGTGGGGCCGGCGAACACGGCCGTTTTCGAGGCGGTCGATGGTCGCCGGGCTCACGCCAGCGGCGGCAGCTAGGCCTCTCGTTGACAGTCCGGCAGTGAGGCGAGCGGCACGAATGCCGCTCTCGGCAGTCGCCGTCGTGTCAGGCGCAGTCGCAGTCATTGAGGTGCATGGAACCGCGAGCCGGAACACATTCCGAGAGTTCGGCGAGAACTTCCGCAGCTCCGGACGACCCCCCTGGGCCAGAACCGAGAGACAACGGGCTGCATCACATCCAGGCGGTGGGCGCGACGCGCACCGCCCCAACCACGAGGAGGCGCGGCCGCGATGGCTGACACCACCACACCGCAGGACCCGTCCGCGACGGACGACACCACCACCACCCCGCCAGCCGCCACCGACGACACCGCCCAGCCGGACACGACAGACCGCGACGGACTGTCAGACGCCGGCAAGAAGGCGATCGCGGCGGAACGCAAAGCGGCACGGGAGGCGCAGAAACGCGTCCGGGACCTCGAGCAGAAGGTGCAGGAGTTCGAGGACGCACAGAAGTCCGAGACGCAGAAGCTCGAGGAGCGCGCCGCGAAGGCGGAGACGGAACTCGCCGAGGTCCGGGCGAACGCGTTGCGTCTCGAGGTCGCGATCGCCAAGCGGCTCCCCGCGGAACTGGCCCAGCGGTTGCGGGGCGAGTCGCGCGAGGAGATGGAAGCCGACGCGGACGAGCTGATGAAGCTCGTCCAGCCTGCCGCGCCCCCGGCCCCGGGGTCGGGTGACGGTGGGGTGCTGACCCCGGTTTTGCCGGCGTCAGCGGGCGGCGGCGACGCGAACGAGCAACACAACCAGCTCATCCGCCGCCTGTTCGGCGGCACATAAACCGGCCCCGTAAGTCGGGGCGCATCTAACCGCCAGGAGGAATCATGGCGAACCAGATCCCGTTCAGCGGGGCATCGAATGCCGCTGGCGGTTACCTGCTCCCCACCGAACAGGGCGACCTGCTCACCAACGCGATTCTGCAGGAGTCGGGCGCGCTCTCGCTCGCCGGGGACGCAAGGGCAACCAGCACCCGCAAGACCCAGTTCAACATCTGGCTCGGCGCTCCGACCGCCGAGTTCGTCGGGGAAGGCGCGTCAAAGCCCGTCACGGGCGGCGAGCTGTCCCAAACGAACCTAAACGTCAAGAAGGTCGCGAGCATCGTGATGTTCACCGACGAACAGCGTGAGGATGTCGCGAACGGCGACCTCGACGTGCTCGTCGACTCCGGTGTCCGCTCGGCGATCTCGGATGTGATCGACGCGAACGCGATCGGCAAGGACTCCGGAACGAACATCACCGGGGCGTTCGACAACATGCTCCGTTCGACCACGACGACCGTCGAACTCGGTACGGCCGGTGACAGCCTCGCTCTCGCCGTGTCCGCCGCGATGGCGAAGCTCGAGGAGAACGGTTACAAGGACCAGGGCCAGATGGCGCTGCTCCTCGGAACCGGCGTCAAGAAGCACATCAGGGACGCCCGTGCGGCGGTCGAGACGACGAGCCCGATCTACGGTTCGGACCGCGACCCGACCTACGGCATCGAGACGCACTACTCGAGCAACCTCAACACGTTCGGGGAGTCGGCCGGCGCGAACAAGATCGTCGGGTTCCTCGTCCACAAGCCGAACCTGCACGTCCGTATCCGAAAGGACGTGACGGTGGACGCGACGAACCAGGCGACGATCAACGACGGCAGCACCGACCGTCACCTCTGGCAGGAAAACCTGTACGCGTTGCGATACGAGACGCGGCTCGGGTTCCTGATCCACGACCTGAATCGTGCCGTGTGCGCGATCGCGAACGCGAGCTGATCGGCATGGCTGACGATCAGAACACGCCACAGGGCCCGGACCTCCGCATCGTGTCGCGCGACGGCCGGAACAGCACCTACCGGCAGGTCCCGGCCGAACAGCCGGATGCGGCGCCGTTGGTCGAGCAGACGCTCGGCCAGCCCGCCGAGGACAAGCCCACCACCACGAAGAAGAAGGTGAAGGATGCCTAGCGGAACACCGCTTGTCGCGACGCTGACCGCCGAGGTTCCGGCGCAGGGCACCGCGAACGCCGCGCAGTCCCGGATGATCGGCGAAGCGCCAACGGACGCGAAGGTCGTCGGGGTGTCGATCATTCCGAACGCTGCGCTCACCGCCCACGCGACCGACTATCGGACGTTCAGCGTGGTGAACAAGGGCGCTGACGGTTCGGGGTCGACGTCGATCGCGACGTTCGCGACCGACACGGTGACCACCGACGATCTCGTCGCGTTCGACGAGAAGGCACTCACCCTGTCCGCGACGGCCGCGAATCTCGACGTGGCGGAGGGCGACATCATCGCCGCCGTCGAAACCGTCGCCGGTTCCGGTGTCGCCCACAGCGGCTACCAGATCAAGGTCGATCTCCGCCGCCGCTGAGCCCGACCCTGTTGCGCGCCGGGCGGCTGGCTCGGCGCGCACCAATCCTTTGACGGGGGTGTCGATGCCGACATCGGATTTCACGCCGGACACTGCGGACGTGGCCGCGATCATGTGGGCACGGACCGCTGACGAGCACGGCGAGACCGGCAGTTTCGACGACGACACCCGCCCGACTGCCGCAACGGTCGAGGCGATCATCGACCAGGCAGCGGACTATGTGGCCGCGCGCACGAGCGAGGACCTGCCCGACCGGTTGCACTCGCTCGCGCAACAGGCGGTCGGTTATCGGGTCGCGATGATCGTCGAGAACTCGTTTTACCCTGAACAGGCCGAGAACCAGGACAGCGCCTATGAGCGTTACCGGGCGTTGTTCGAGGACGCGCTGCAGGCGTTGCTCGGCGAGTACCGCGACGGCATCGGCAGCGTTCAGCGGGCGGTCATGTCCGTCCCGCTTGTGTCGCCGCTGACGGCGTTCGTCGACGAGGAAGACGACGACGAATGATCGGTGTTGAGACGACCGCTCACGGCGTCGACGACGTGAGCCGCATGTTCGACGGGCTGCGACGCCGTATCCGTAACCCGGGCCCGGGGTGGGAGCGGGTCGTGGACGAGCTGCGCGCCGGGGAACGGCGAGTGTTCGCGTCCCGTGGCGCGTCGATCGGCATGCCGTGGGAGCCGCTCGCCGAGTCCACTCTCCGCAAACGCGCCGCGGCCGGGCAAGGATCGGCGCCGCTGACAGCAACCGGCCGTCTGGCTGCCGAACTGACCGGCACCGCACAAGTCCGAACCCGCGGGGACGAGGCCGTGTTCGGAACCCGCCGGTTCTATGCCCGGTTTGTTTCCCGGCGCCGTCCGATGGTCGGCGCGGACGCGGCCGCTGCCCGCGCGGTCGCCGACGAGATGTGCGACTACCTCATCGGGGCGTGACACATGCCGACCAGCGTGTTCTCGACTCGCGGCGACGGCGAGACAGTGTTCGGTTCGATCCGGCACGGCGGCCATGTCGAACAGGCCGTTATCGACACGCTGCGACTGTGGATGCCGACGTATCTGCGGGAGGCTGAGCGGCAGTCCAATCGTGCCCAGGGCGTTCTGCTCGCACCACGGTCGTACACCACGACCCCGGACCGTCGGCCTGTGCCCGAGCGATACCCCGGTTCGACACTGCCGGCGGTGATCGTTGCCGCGACCGGTGCGCCACGAGGCCGCCGCGCGGGCCAGGGCCAGGTCACGCTGGAATGGCAGTTCGGGGTTGCGGTGGTGGTGTCCGCCGCGACCGAGGAAACAACACGCGAGCTCGCCCACCTTTACGGGTGGTGCTGTGCCGCGATCGTCGAACACCACCCGTCGCTCGGCGGCGTCGTTTCCGACGCGGGAATGGAATTGGCGGCCGACCCGGTGCGGTGTGAGCCGATGGGCGCAAAAGGCCGTTCGCTCGCGCTGTGCGCGATCGGGTTTGAGTGCCGCATGCCCGTCCTCGACGCCGGCCGTGGACCGCTGGAACCCGACCCGGAACCGGCCGAGGAAGCCCCCGAGTATCCGACCGTCGAAACCGTCGAGATCGCTGCCGCGCACCTCGACGACGAGGAGGACTGACATGCCCCGCAGAAAACAGGACGCTCCTCGCGCGTACGTCGTCGCGCCGAACAGGCGCGTCGCGCTCGAGCTGCCCACCGGGGCGATGGCCGCGCCCGGACAGACCGTCGAACTCGCACCGTCCCCCGATGTTGACGCCCTTGTCGACACCGGGGCGCTCGTCCCGATCCGCCGGCGCAGGTCGGCTCCCAACAGCCCATAGGAGGAACCCATGCCAGCACCCGGGAGCACGACCTCGCTCCAGGACCAGCCGACCCCGCTCAGCGCCCCGACCGACATCGGCACGGCGTTCATTGCGGTCGAAACGCAACGCGGCCCGCATCTAACCCCAACGTTGGTCCGGTCGCTCACACAGTTCGCGTCGGTGTACGGCGACCGCGAGACTGACAGCCTCGCGTCGGACTGGGTCGAAACCGCGTTCCGGGAGGGCTGCGACCGCATCTACGTCAGCCGGGCCGTTGGCCCGTCACCGGTCGCCGCCTATCTCGAAACGAACCTGACCGGCAACAACAACGACCTCAAGTTCACCGCGAAATATGTCGGGTCGTACTACCACGCGATCACCGTCCGGTATGTGGTGTCGGGCACGAACACGGCTCTGTCTGTGTCGGTGTCGGGCAACGCGATCACCGTCAACGTCGCGACGGACGGCAGCGGCGTCGCAACGTCGACCGCCAGCGAGATCCTGACGGCGGTCAACGCGAGTGCCGCCGCGATGGCGCTCCTGACCACCGTTGCGTTGAAGACCGGCAACGACGGCACTGGTGTGGTGACGGCAATGTCAGCGACCGCGCTGGCGTCCGGCACGGACGACCGGGCGAACATCACCACCACGGAGATCGACGCGGCACTGGACCGGTTCGAACCCGAGCTTGGCCCGGGACAGGTCGCGATCCCAGGCCGGACAACCGCGGCGATGCACGCGATCGTGCTGGCGCACTGCGACTCCGCCCGGATCAACCGGGTTCCGCGGCTCGACGCTGCGGACACCCCAACGGTCGCGACGCTCACCACGCTCGCGACGACCGATGCGGCAGTGTCGGGCGCCCGTTCGGCGATGCTGCTCGCCCCGTGGGTCGAGGCGCCGGCGATCACTGCCGGCGGCACCGCCCGGCTCGTTCCGCCGAGCGCGCTGGTGTGCGGGCTCGAGGCACGCAACGACGCTGCCGGTGTCAGCCCGAACCAGCCGGCCGCCGGCGATTTCGGGATCGCACGGTGGGTGTCGGACGTGTCACAGCCGGCATGGTCGGAAACGGACCGGACGACGCTCAACGACGCCGGGGTCACGGTGATCCGCAACATCCGCGGCCAGGTACAGCCGTACGGGCACCGGTCGCTGGCGGCGTCAACGTCGAACTGGCGGCGCGCGGCGACGGGCAGGTTCGCGATGTGGCTGCGCGCGAACGCGCAGTCTCGCGGCGACCGGTTCGTTCACCGCGAGATCGGCGCTCGCCGCGAGGCGATCACCGACCTGCACAGCACCCTCCTCGCGCTGCTCACCGACCCCGACGAGGGGTTCCCGCAGTCGCTCTACCCACGGTTGGACGCGGACGGCAACGAGCTCGACGCCGGCTACCGCGTTGACACCGGGCCCGCGGTGAACACCGACGAGTCACTCAACGACGGCTATCTCCGCGCCCATGTGTTGTGGCGTCCGTCGCCGTCCGCCGAGTTCGTCGAGATCTCGATCGTCAACGTCGCGACCACTGGAGCTATCGCATGAGCACCCCGATCACACAAAACCGGTTCCGGGCGCCGCTGACGGTCAACGGCCGCGACTTCGGCGCGTGGGACGGCCGCGAGGGCGGCGCGGTCGAACGCGAGGACAACAAGCACACCCCGGGCGCGACGAACCGGGAGATCAGCACCGCAACCGTCGCCCGCACCACGAACCTCACGCTGAAAAAGGCGTTCAGCAAAGAGGAAATGTCCAACGACTACGACGCGTTGAAGCGGCTGTGTCGCCAGTCGGCAAAGTGCGAGGTCGGACACATCGTGCTCGACGAGGACCTCAATCCGTGGGCGACGCTGGACCCGTGGACCGGGACCTTGTTGTCGGTCAGCCCGCCGGACTACGAGTCCACCAGCCGAGACACGGCGTTCGTGACCGTTGTCATTTCCACGGACGGTCCGGCATGACGCCGATCACCGCCGCCGTGGTAGAGGATCATCGGTCAGAACTCGACGATGCGGCCGACACCGCGGCGGCGCTCGGCGGGAGCGTGATCGACCAGATCGTTGCGCGCCGCGAACGCCGCGCGCAACGCCGGGTACGGCACGACATTCCGATACCCGGGTGGGACGGCGACATTGTCGCCCGCTACCGGCCGATCACCCACAAACAAGGCGAAGAGCTCGCCGCGAAAGCCCGGCGGCTGCTCGCCGACGAGGACCCGCATGCGGACCTGTACGCGCTGTGTGACCGGCTGATCGCGTCGTGCGACACCATCCTCATTCGCACCCCGGACGGGCTCCAGCCGATCGGCGAGGTCGCCGAACTCGACCGTCCTATCCGGTTTGACCGGACGCTCGCGGAACTCCTCCACCTTGGTGCTGCCGACCGTGCCCGCGATGTCGTGGTGCGCATGTTCGAGCATGTCGACGACGAGGACCCGCACTCGCCCGAAACGCTGAACCACGAGCTGTTCAGCGAACACTGTCGCGAACTCCGGTTGTGGCAGCGCTCGCAGGACCGCGAGCTTGAGGAGTCCGAGGGGGAATTCTGAGCGGCGACCCGGCCGTCGCACTGGCCGGTGTTGCCGCTGCCAACGGCATCGCCCCGATCGGCATTCTGACCGCCACGCCAGCGGTCCGGTCTGTTCTCGCCGCGGTGGTGGACGCGGCGGTCCGTGAACGCGAACGCGAACGCGCAGACCTCGCCGCACGGATCGCGCAACACCTAATCGTCCCTGTGGAGGGCTGATGCCACGCGAGAACATCGAGCTGGTTCTCCGCATGAAGGGGGACCGGGAGGCCGCCGCGAGAGCGCAGCGGGTCGACCGGGCTGTCGACAATGTCGGCCGCACCTCGGCCCGTACCGGCCGTGCCGCGCGCGCGGCGGCGGGCGGCATCGGCGCGTTGGGTGGCGCCGCGAAATCTGCGCTCGCGTTCGGCGGGATCGCCGGGCTCGGCATGGTCCTATCCGATGTGGTGGCCGAACACCGCGAGGCCGAGAAGGCCTCCCGGTCGACCGCAGCGGCGATCAAGAGCACCGGCGGCGCGGCGAATGTCACGGCGAACGAGGTTGCCGACCTTGCCGGCCGTCTGTCAGTCACGGCAGCGATCGACGACGAGGAGATCCAGGGGGCGGCGAACAAGCTGCTCACGTTCAAGAACGTTGCGAACCAGGCCGGCGAGGGAAACGACGTGTTCACCCAGAGCATGTCGACCGCTGTCGACATGGCCGCCCGATACGGCCAAAGTCTCGACACGAGCGTTATCCAGCTCGGCAAGGCGTTGCAGGAGCCCGAGAAGGGCGCCGCCGCCCTGAAACGCACCGGGGCGATCGGCGCCGCCGAACTCGAGAAGGTCAAGGAAATGGCCGAACAGGGCGTCCCGCTACTGGAACAACAGCGGTTCCTGCTCGACCAGATCAACGAGGCTGGCGTGAAGGGCGCTGCGGCGTCGCAGGCCGACCCGTTCGACCGGCTCGCCGTGTCGATCGCGAACGTTGAGGAGGCCGCCGGTGGCGTGATCGTTCCGCCACTCGCAAAAGCCGCCGACGCGGCAGCAAAGTTTTTTGGTGAGATCGCGGACAACAAGGGCGACGGCGCAAAGTTCCTGCAGACAATGCAGGGGATCGGCCAGGCGCTCGAGCCGATCGGCCACACGATCAAGGATGTTGCCGAGGCCAGCGCGGACCTCGGCCGGTGGCTCGGCGAGAACCCCGGCCGGGCAAAAGCATTGGGTGTTGCGGTGATGGCGCTCGGCGGAACGTTCGTGGCGTTGAAAACGCTCGGGCGTGTGAGCGGTTGGGCACAGAGCGTTGCGGCCGGGTTCGACCTGATCCGCCGCCGGTCGCTGACCGCCGCGGACGGTGTCGCGTCCGGCGGCCGGTTCACTCGCGGAGTTGGCCGGGGCATCCGCCGCAACCAGTCGGGTGTGAGCGGCGCTGCACGGTCGGTTCTGCGCACGGCCGGGACGAGCGCCGGTGGCGCTGCCGCTGACGCAGCGGCCGGGTCGATGGCTGGCAGCATGGGACCGAGCCTGCGCAAAAAGGGCATGGGCAGCAAGCTCAAGAGCTTGTTCGGGTCGTTCGGAACGTCAGCGGGCGGCAGGTATGGGTTGATGTTCGCGGCTGCGGCTGCGCCGTTCATTGAGTCGCTGGCGAACCCAGACGAGATCAACCCGGAACAAGACCTCACGCCGGAAGAACGCCGGGAGTACGACCGCCAGCGCCGCGAGTACGACCGCAAAAACAACATTGACCCAGACTTTGGTGTTCCACGCCTGAGCCCGGGACCGAAGGGCAGCGGCAGCCGAACGCGCCGTCCGTCCAGCATGGGAACGGTCGTCACGCCGCCGCCGCGCGTCAGCGTCGCGACCGCACCAATGGTCGCTGGCGGGATCAAGTCGACCGATATCGACCGGCTCATCACCGCTATCTACGACGCCGGCCAGGTCACCGTCCAGATCGGTGACAGGCAGATAGCCGAGGCCGCCGCGACCGGTGTGCGCAGGGCCCGCAACCGGAGGTGACCCATGCCAGCCCGACCAAAAGCGCGGATCGGCATCCCCGGGCACAGTCCGCGAGCGGCGCCGTCCGCTCCGATCCTGCCGCCGAACAACTCGTGGACCGTCAGCCTCCTCGCCGACGAGGGCGGCGGCGAGCGTGTCGGGTTCTCGTGCACAGCCGGTCCGGGCGGACCGAAGTATGTGAGCGGCGGCGGCGGCCGCGAGGCAGTCTCCCGCCCAGGGCGCCGGGCGATAACCCCGTTCCGCGGGTATGACCCGCTCTGCTACGAATTTCCGCTCATCATCGAGGACGACTTCGCTGGCGAGGTCAGCGTCGAGAACCACTGCCGAATCCTTGAACGGTGGAACGGTCACCGCGACGACGAGCCAACCCCGCCGATCCGGGTGCTGTCACAGCTCTGGCCGGTCGGGCTGAACGACCGGCACTGGTACGTCAACGACCTTTCCGAAACCGACGTGGTCCGCGAGGTGCTCGCCGGCGACCGCATCCGTTGGGCGGTCACCGTCCAACTGTGGGAAGCGGTCGACGACGACCGGATCAGCACACGCCGGTTGCAGGGCCCGCCGCAGTCCAGGGTCGTGCACGCCAAGAAGGGCGACAGCATGCGCACGATCGCGAAACGCGAACTCGGCGACAAGCGGCTGAGTGTGCCACTCGCGAAGTTCAACGGCCGGTCGGCGCCGTCGCACGACGTGCCGTTCAAACGGGCGTTCGATGTCGAGGTTCCGATCGGCAAGAAGCTCGAGGAGTGGCGGCGACGTGTGCGAGCGAAACGCTGATGGCGGAGCTTCGCCATCAGCCGCTCAGGCTCGCCCCTGCACCACGAGAACACCCGCGGATCGAGGACGACTCCCGGTTCGCAGAGTTTCTCCTCGACGTGCAGGGACACGGGCTCGACATCGCACCCGCCATCACCGGCGCGTCGTTGGAGTTGACGATCGAGGGCGCGAGCGTTCTCGAGGTCACCGTTGACGACACGGACCGGGCGATCCAGAACAGCCGGACACTCAATCAGTGGGCGTGGGGCGACAACGACTTCGGCGAGGAAACCTGGGTGATCCGCGGTCGCAACGTCGACGTCCGGTTCGACGGCGTGTGGTACCGGCTCGTCAACCCCCGCAAGGCTGGCAGCCAGCTCACGCTGACGTTCGAGGACCGGGCCGTGTCATGGCTGCGCAACCGCACTGGCCCGTTGAAAGCGACCCGTGGGGATGTGACGCGCGCCGAGTTCATCCTGCGGATGCTCAACAAGGTTCGGACAGACGGTGGCCGCCAGGCAATCCCGTGGGTGATCCCGGAGCTGCATAAGGCACAGCCGATCGCGCGATACACCGTCTCGCCGACACAGGTCCGCACGACCGTGGAGGGCGGCGACCGGACCGGCAGCGAGTACAAGGCGTCTGCTGGTGGTGCGAGCAAGTACGACCGGAAGTACGGGCCGAACGAGCGGATCACGTTTCGCGAAGCGCGCATGATCTTCGAGAGCGTCGGCATGAGCCCGCGCGCCGCGCTCCAGATGGCATACATCTGCCTAGGCGAGAGCGCGGGCGGCGACCCGAACGGTATCCGCCCCGGCGTGATGAATTTCGGCGGCGACGGCGGCACCGGGATGGTGCAGATCACGCCGATCGCCGGGGGTTGGAACCCGTCGTCGGCCGAATACAGACTGTGGCAGTCGCTCGGTTCGACCGAGGGAATGAAAAACCCGATCAGGAACGCGAAGGTCGCCAAAGCACTGTATGACAATTACGGGCTGCAACCGTGGGTGCGAACCCGCTACTGGTATCAGGCGCAGGCCGTTCCGAAGGACGTGAAGTCGGTCGGGAAAGTGTCGGGCCCGCCGGGGTCGACCGTCACGACCGAAACGACGAGCGGCAGGGTCAAACCCTACGAGTTCACAGTGGGCCGCCACGAGACCTTTTGGGACGCGATCCAGCGGCTCGTGCAAGAGGTTCGGTGGCGCGCGTTCATCCGCCGCGGAACGTTCTGGCTCGCGTCCGAACCCGACCTGTTTGACCAGGAGCCCGAGATCGTCATCGTCGAGGGCGAGGACGGTGTCGACAGCATCGATTGGGATCTCGACCTGTACGCCCGCAACAGCATTGGTGCGTGCACCGTCCAATGTCGTGCGGACCGGTGGACTGCGCTGCCCGGAAGCGTCGTGGTGATCCAGGGCGAAAAGGACCCGGACGACCCGAACGCTCCCAGGTTGCCAACGCCGGTGAACGGGCGTTGGCTGGTGACCAGGGTGCCGGACACTGATGTGTTCGACGGTGCCGTCGAGATCAGTTTGAGCAAGCCGTTGCCGGAGAAGCCCGAGCCTGCACCGGAGGTCGAGACGGTCACCGAACGGTCGTCGAGGTCGATCCCGGGCGTGTCGACGGGAGGCCGCGACAGCGTTGGCGGGGTGCGGCTGTCTGATGAGTGGGGCGGCTCCAAGGCAGTGTTTGACCAGTTCATCCGGCCGTTCATGCGCCGCCGCGGGCTGAGCGTGAGCAGCGCGAAGCGATCGACCAACAATTCAGGATTCAGTAATCCCGCGTTCTCTGATCACCACGTCGGATGCACTCAGTGCTACGCGGAGGACTACCCGACTTACAGCGGTGCTCCTCACGCGCAGGCACTAGCTGAGGCGCTTGGAATCGACGGACCCGTGGTCGGGACGTATCGGCGCTACCCGATCAAGGTCGGAGGCCGGACATTTCTGGTGCAGATCTTATGGGCCGTCGCAGAGCACTATGACCATGTTCACGTCGGCGTGCGGCGATTCGGCTACGGGGGTGTCACCGGGTGATGGACCTACATGCCTTCCAATCTCCGTCGCAGGACCTACCCGATCATCTCGCCGGAGAGATCACCGCGGTGGACGAAGCCACGTCCACCTGCACGGTCGCCGCTGACTCGTTCGACAGCGACCAGTCGTTCGGCCCGTGCCCCGTCATGCCCCACGGCACAGACATGCCCGCGGGCGGCGAACCGTGCCTGATCGTGCGCGACCAGGCCGGCGGCTGGTGGGTTGCCTGCTGGACCCCCGCCGCCTGACCTTCACCTTCCCGAACCCCTGGGGGTGCCGCTGTGGCGCTTCAGAACCCTTGCTACGACTTCCCATACCGGGTCGATGCGACAGGCCGTCCGGTCGAGGTCGAACGCAACAGCGCTGACGAGCTCGCGAATTGTGTGCAGGTCGCGTTGCTCACCCGGCCGGGGGATGTTGACGAGCTGCCCGACTACGGCACCGACGACCTCACCCACCGTGAACTGCCCGTGTCGATGACGAGGCTCGTCGAGCAGGTCGAACGGTACGAGCCGCGCGTCGCGTTGCTCGCCGAACAGGACGTCGCCGACGCCGTCGACGGCGTGCTGTCCGTCCGCGTCGATGTGGCGGGGGGAACTGATGGCTGAGTGGGGCTACATCCATGACGAAATCGAGGTGTCTCCCGACGCCCTGTATGACGAGATGGCCGCCGAGATGCAGGTCTATCAGCCCGGGTGGGAGCCCGCCGCTGGTGACCTGACCACACGCATATTTCTCGTGCTCGCGGGGTTCATTGCCCAGGCGGTCGCGGTCGCCACCGACGTGCCGCCATCGGTGCTCCGATACCTGGGCCGGCTCCACGACATTCCGCCGATCGACGCGACTGTCGCAACATCGACCGTGACCATCACCGCCGTCGACGACACCGGCTACACACTCGCGCAAGGCGCCGAAATTCTGTTTGACGGGGTCGCGTTCGCGACCACCGCGGACGCCACCATCGCACCCGGCGACACCACCGCCACACTGGTGCCGGTCGCCGCCGTTACCGCCGGTGTGGAGGGCAACGACATCACCGGCACCGGCCAGATCGTGGTTCCGTCCGTCGCGTGGGTCGCGTCGATCGAACTGGAAGATCCGACCGCGGGCGGTGTCGACGCCGAAACCGACGACGACTATTTGGACCGGCTCAGCGACGAACTACGGATCGTGTCGCCCACACCGATCCTCACGGACGAATGGGCGGTGATGGCCCGCCGTATCCCGCCGATCGCACGAACCACCGCTATCGACCGGTATGTGCCCGCAGTGAACGAGGTGCAACGACTCACCCCAACCGGAGTGACCGCCGGCACGTTCACGCTCACCTACAGCGGGCAGACAACAGCGGGCATCAACTGGAACGCGACACCGGGCGCGATCCAGTCGGCGTTGGAAGCGCTGTCGAACATCGACCCGGGCGACGTGGCGGTCACGGGCGGGCCGATCAACTCCACCGCGGTCGACGTTGAGTTCACCGGCACGCTCGCCGGAACGAACGTTGCGCAGATGACCGTCAACAACGCGAGCCTCACCGGGACTGTGGCGGTGTCGACCGTGACCGCCGGCGTGCCCGCGGACAACAACGTTGACCTCGCCGTCACGGTGGCCGTGGCGGACGAGGACGGAGAAGACGTCGGCCCGGTCGTGCGCGCCGCATGCCTCGCCTACCTCGAGACGTTGCGTGCAACGAACTGGCTGGTCGATGTCATCGCCCCGACGTACACAACGATCAACGTCACCGTCGAAACCGCCGGGTGGCCCGGCGCGACCGTCGACGACGCGACCCGCAACACCCAGGTCGAGGAGGCGCTCGAGGTGTACCTGTCGCCTGGGTCGTGGGGGTCGCCGCCCGAGGCGCCGCCCGCGCAGTGGGTGATCGACGACAAGGTCCGTTATCTCGAGGTCGCCCAGGCCGTCAACGCGGTTCCGGCCGTCCGTCACATCACCGCGCTCACCGTCAACGGCGGCACGAGCGACGTCTCTCTCACCGGCCCGGCACCGTTGCCGCGCGCCGGAACTATCACCGCAACCGCCGCCTAGGAGGGTTTTGTGCCTCGTTCAGTGTTGATCGGACGGACACAGGTCGCGATGCACGACACCCAGTTGGGTGGCGATGCTGACGCGAACGTCCAAATTACCGCCGGGTGGGTGGAAACCCCCGCCGGCGTTTTGGTGCCGCAGCGGTCACAGCCTGCGGCTGGTGAGGCGTTGGCTGTGCACCATCCCGGCGCGGTCGCGTTCGCGGTCGATGCCAGCGGTGACGTTCAGCCGGTTGGCCCGGACGATCCGATGCCGGTGTCGCTGGGGTCGCTTGTTGCGGAGGTCGATACCGACGACCTCGAAACGGCGGTCACGGCGACAAACACCCGGATCGGCGAGGTTCAGGCGTCGCCGACCGCGAACACGCTGCTCGACCGGCTGAAGGTGTTGAACACGTCGGTTCAGTCGGTGTTGACGGACCTGCAGGGCAAGGCGGACACGGCAGAGGCGCAGGCGGTCGATAGCGAGCTGCCGGCAGCGGCGGCGGCAGCGGACGGGGCGGCGAACCCGACAGCCCCCGCGGTCCGTGCGGCGAACGAGCGGTTCAACGGCACCGGATGGGACCGGGCGCGGGGAAACCTGGGGCTGGCGGCAGTGCTCGCGTCAGCCGCTCGCACCAGCACCACGTTCAGCGCGTCACAGACGAACCACAACGCGCGGGGCATTCTCCTGCGCATCATCGTGTCGGCCGCGCCGGGCGGGGGCGAAACGCTCACCCCCTACATCCAGGCGCCCAACGGGTTCAGTCTCGCGCAGTTCACCGCTATCACCACCACGACGGCCGGCATGCTGTACGTGCTCTACCCAGGGGCGGTTGACGCCGACACGTTGGCCGAGGCCAAATCGTGTCCGTTGCCTCGTGACTGGGTGCTGGTGATGGTCCACTCTGCCGGCGGGTCGTGGACCTACCAAGCCGACGTCGCGTACATCGTCTGAGGGAGACACACACATGGAATTCCAGACCGTCACCACCGATACGGGCGTCACGGTGCAGACCGTCATCGACGGCCGTGTCATTCGCGAAGCGACCTATCCGCCCGCTGGCGTGCAGGACCCGGCCGTCTCGATCCGCGAGGAGGCGCTGCTCGTCAACGAACAACTCGCGCGCGCCCAGGCGGCCGTGGACACACCGGAGCCCGACAGCGCACCCGTGTCCCTCGCCGACGTACTCGCCGACGTCGATGGTGTCGACCCGGTGCAGGTTGAGAACGCGGCCGAGCTGCTCGGCATCCAACCCGAACCCGAGCCGGAGCCCGAGCAGACACCCGAACCCGAGGGCGAGGCGGCGTGACCCTCACCGCCCGCTACAGGCGCGGCCAGCGCACCAATAGTCCAGGGGTGCAATCCGACGACCGCAGCCGGTTGAAGCCCTGCCACCCCGACTCGGGATGCCACGACTCCAACGCCCAGGCGCCGGTCGGAAGGGCAACAATGCGCTCTCGGATCCCATCGCCCCAGACGGCCGGCCGCCAGTCAGTCAGTGCGATCACTACTCTGATTCTAGCGGCGGTCGCACTCGCGGTTACGGGCACAGCCAGCGCAAACGTCGTCGCCCCCGCGGGCGGCTATGCCGCTGCCGACTACCACGACCCTGTCGTGCTGCAGTGGCAGCAGCCAGGCGCCGTGCGCGTCCTGTGGTCGCGTGACGGCGAATGGATCGGCAAACGGCTCCGCGCCACCAACGAGGTGCTCGGATCGAGCATCGAGATCGTGCCGTCCAACTACCGGCTGTTGCCGGGGTTCTGGCATTGGCGGCTGTGCAGGTACGACCTTGCAGCGTCGCCGTCGGTGAGCTCGTGCACGCTCGGCCCCGAAACCGGTGTCCTCCGGGTCACCACTGGCACCCAAACGGTCGTGAACCTAGACGGCCGCTGTACCCGTGCCCGGTTCGAGGTCGCGACCGCACCCGACCTACGTCGCGCGTTGTCGCGCACACGCAAGCTCTGCCGACCGTAGAAGGGGCCGCTCATGGGCGTGTTCGCGTTCGACGAACTCCACAACTCGCACACGGCCGGGACCATCCACGACGAGCTGGTGCCGTGGAACGAGTTCGACCAGGAGGCAGGCTGGCCGCTGATCGCGCTGTGCCGCGCGATCGCGGCGCCGCTGAACCCGATCGTTGACCTCACCCGCGACGACCCCGACAACAACCATCCAGGGTGGGGGCAGGCACTCATGCCCACTATTGCCCCGGAATGGATGCTCGATTGGCTCGGCCAGCTCGTCGGCCTTCGGTTTCCGCCCGACGCGACCGTCGCCGAGAAGCGGGCGGGAATGGACCGCCGCCATCTGTTGCGCGGCACACCGGCCGCGACCGTTGCCGCCGCGCAAGCGACGCTGACCGGCACCCGGACGGTGCACATGGTCGAGCGTGTTGGCGGCGATGCGGCGCACTACTCGGTCACGACGATCGCGTCGGAAACACCGGACCCGGCCGCCACTGAGGCCGCTGTGCGCGCAACGAAGCATTGGGGGCTGCGGCTCACCTACAGCACGGTGCCCGGCGGCGATTGGGACACCTTGATCGGCGCTCATGCCGACTGGGACAGCGTCGTGTCGACGTTCACTGACTGGGCCGACGTGATCGCCGACCCGTCACAAACCTGAGAGGAGCCGCATGCCGACAACATCCCGGTGGGCACTGCCGTACCCGGCAGGCTCCGACAGCCCGGACGGGCCAGCGCAAATCCAGGCGCTCGCCGAAGCGCTCGACAACCACGCCCAACACACCAGCGGCACGTTCGCCGCAAGGCCAACATCGACCGGCGGCAACCCCGGCAAGGCCGGCCGGTTCTACTACGCCACCGACACCGGTGTGCTCTACCTCGATCACGGGACGGGGTGGATCGAGGTCGCGCGGGCAACACAGCCACAGGTTCGGCTCGGGCTCACCAACCAGACGGTCGCGAACGCGACCGAAACGGCGCTGACGTGGCAGACCGAACACTTCGACACCGACACCATGCACACGGCGTCCGGGCAGCGGATCACGATCACGACCGCCGGCCTGTACCACGTCGGATACATGGTGAGCTGGAACGACGGCAACACGACCGGCTACCGGCAGGCCGAGATCCTGCACTACAACGCCGCCGACGCGTTGCAGCAGCATCTCGCGGTCTCGTTCATCGAGGACTTCGGGGCGGTTGGCGTCGTCCAACACGGCGCGTCGATCCAGCGGTGCGCGGCTGGTGATTACATCGTCGTGAGCGTGTTGCAGAACAGCGGCGGTTCCCGCCAGATCGGCGGGCTGTCCGAGTTTTGGGCGGCGAGGCTGGGTCCGTGACGTATGAAGAACAGGTGCCGATTCTCCGGCACATGGACCAACGATTTGACGACCTCGTCCGGCTCCTCGACGAGAAATTGGGTGGGGTGGACCGCGACATGGACGTCATCCGAAGCGACGTGAACAGCAGCCATGAGAAGTTGCGTGATCACGACCGCCGGTTGGACCGGCTTGAGCAGTCCGAGGCCAACGAACATGCCGTGACCGAGGCGCTGCAACGGATCGCGGACGAGCGGCAACGGTCGGTCGCGCTTTTGATTGCGCTTGTCGGGCTGATCGCCACGTTGGCGGGCACGGCGGGCGCGCTCGCCGCGACGTACATCCTCTGACCCCCCTTGGAAGGGAGCCCTTCGATGGCCTTGATCGACAGGCTGCGCTCACGCCGGGCGCGGCAGGCGAAGCGCCGCGACCATGCGGCGCGACAGTACCGGCAGGCCCGGCGCCAGCATCGTCCGCAGAACGCCAGGTCGTGGCGGCGAGTGTGGATCCAAGCCAGGGCAGCCACGGTCCGCATCGGCAAGCGCATCCGCCGGCTCGAGCTCGAGGGTGTTGTGCAGGCGGGCGAGAAGTACCAGGACCTAGTGGATGGCCGCGCCTATCGGCTGTCGAGCAAGGTGGCGCCGAGGCTCCGGTGGTGGGTGAACTCGGATGGCACTCGTGTGCCGGTCACGATCAGGATGCGCGCCGCGCTCGCCAAGGCGAAACAGAACTATGGGGTGTGGGCGTATGTCACGACCGGCTACCGGACCGACGAACACGAGGAGTACCTGTGGTGGCACAGCAACTATGGGCGTGACTACCCGAAGGCGCCGCCCGGCACGTCGAACCACAGCGACCTTGTGGATGGGGCGGCGGACGTGGCGAACTGGCAGGAATTCGAGCGCATCGACGACAAGGTCGGGCTCGACAACCTGGTGGCCCGTGACGAAGTCCACTTCTCACCAACCGGGTACTGACCATGAGCTCGCTCCCCAGGTGGCTGACCCGCGAGTGGGTCGCCAACATCAGCCTCGCCGTCATCGTCCTCCAGACCGTCATCTGGACGGCGGGGGACTCGCTGCCCGAGTGGGTGCGGATCGTGCTCGCGACCATCGTCGCGGTTGGTGGGGTGGTGACCGCCCGCGCCGGTGTCACACCCGTAGTCGCATCAGCGACGCCCGAGGTCGACGAATCGGTGATCCCCGACGAGTTGATGGTCCATCGTCCCCCGGACCGAGACCGGTGACCGTCATGGCCGGCCGTGCGCCCCTGCAACGCACCGACCTCCGCCTCACCAAACGCATCCTCGACGGCCACGACCCGGACGCGGCACTCGAGTTGTGCCGCCGCCACGACCTGCGTGACATCCGGGCGTTGGAGCGCAGGTGCCGCATGTTTGGGTTCTCGGTCGGCACGGATAACGTGGGGGCGTTCGACGCGATGTGCGACGGGCTCGCGGCGTACCAGGCCGAGGTGCTCGACGCGATCCCGACCCGTGACGAGCTGTGACCGATGGCCCGCCGTCTCGCCGCCGCCGCTGTGCATGTGGTGTGGTGGCTCGCGCACAACGCTGGATGGGATGTCGCGGTGTCGTCCGAGTCGAACTCTGGACCTCGAGCCCGACCCACGCGAGCCATCTGAACGTCGGCTACGGGCACGGCCCCGACCGTGAGTGGTCGTGGCGGCGTGGTCGTTGGTCGCTCGCCGTGCGCGTCACACGCGCGCGAGATCTTCGGCGCTGAGACGAACCGCCGGCGGCGTTCCCCCGTTCCCGCCAGCGGCGTGCCGGAGCACAACACGGGACGCATACCCGCGAAGCGTCCCAACATCACACACCGAGCCCCCGGCCATGGATGGTCGGGGGCTCTCGTGCGTTCAGGCCCGGTCGCGACGGGCCTGCTCGATCATCTGCTGCACGCGAGAGTGCGATAGCCCCAGTCGGCCGGCGATCTGGCGCATGCTCTCCAGGTCGTTGAGTGCCAACAGCGCCGCGTCACGCTCCCGTCGCGCCTCAGCGAGTTCGCCCGCTGTTCGCTGCTCGGTGTCGGCGAGCTCGTCCGCCGCCTGCTGGTACCGGTCCCATGCGTACCCCAGCGATTCCTTGCGTTCGTGTTCGCGTTCCTCGTCGGTGAGCCGGTCAAGGCCGGCCCATAGCGTGAACGTCCAGTCTCGCCACACTGGCAGCCCCCATCCGGCCAGGTCACGGGCCAGCACGTCCGGGTCGACCGTGGCACCGTGCTGGGCGATGGTGAGCAGGACGTGGCGGAGCGCCGGCTCGATTTCCTCCATGTCTCGTGCTTCGAGGAGCCGCATCGCGGCGAGTTCGATCGGCCCGCGCCGGAGGCGGCCCTGCCCGGCCACCTCCTGTTCGAGCAGCGGCCGCAGCGTTTGTGCCAGTGTCTGCCCGGTGGTCGCGCACTGCACCGGGGTTTCCCGGACGAGCCGGGTGACGAGATCCTCGATTGTGGTCTGGTCAGGCATCGTTCCTCCAGTCGATGAATGCATCGGCGATCGTGTCCAGCTCGTCGGCGAGGCTGTCGAACGTCGGCCCGTAAAACGACGTGCGGGGCCACTCGCCCTGGGTGCCGTCGTCGCCATACATCTGTCGCATGTTCGCGATCGTGAAATAGGTCCGGACGTCGATGTCGTCGGCGAAGTCGGCGGGTGTGACGTCGTAGTGCTCGGCGGCGTGGTCGACGATCTGCCCGGTGCGGGTAGGGTGGGTGGTGGCCATGAGATTGCTCCTCGTGGTCCATGACCCCGGCCGCCTGCCAGCGGTGCGGGGTCGCTTTACGTTGTAACCACAGCGTACAGGACGACCTATACAGTGTCAATGGTCACTCGGGCAGCCCGTCGACCAACCGGGCCACCGGAACCCCCAACGCGGCGGCCAGCGTGACGATCGTCTGCAACCTCGGATCTCGCCGGCCGTGCTCGAGCCGGCCGATCTCGGAGGAGTGCAGGCCGGCGCGTTGGGCGAGCTGTGTTTGGCTGAGGCCGCGCTCGTGGCGGACGGTGCGGAGATGCTGGCCGAACACGACAGCAGGACGCTGGCCGGTGCGGTCAGTCGTCAACAGTGCGCGGGGGGCTTAGGGGGTCGGCATCGTCTATCGAGAGCTGGATGTCACGTGGAATGTGTTCTAGAACCTTCACGATGCGACGTTCGGTGTGGAGCCCAGACGTCCGCTGTGTCTGGATCATCTCGATCTGACAGCGCAGCATGTCTCCCTTCCGAAAGGCCTCTTGTCCGACATCGACGCGGGCGCGGAATCGTTCGTCGTCAATCGATGCGTGGAATGTCTGTTCGCCGTCGCTCACCCGCCACTTGTTCCCCCCACGAACGCCAACGTGTCGATGGTGACGACCATCTCCGACGTCTGGTGGCTCAGGACCGTGGAGGTGTCCGGCATGTCGTAGGCGGCGACATCTCTGGATTCGATGGTGAGCGATGTTTGGTCGTCGGTCCCGAACGAGAGCGTGTCGACGCCTTGGACAGCCAACCGGCGCCCACATGTACTTCAGGATTGCCCCGGCCTCGGACTCGGCCGCTTCGCTCCATACGGTGGCTTCGAAGCTCGTGTCGCCGCCACTGAGGCTTTCATTCGGGTCCGATCTCCTCTCTAGCTCGCGTCGGTGGGGGGTTGCGCCTTCGCCGCACAATCAATCGCGGCGTCGTGGAGCACGGCGTCCTTGTCGCGCCACCAAAGGACTACGGTTCGCCCGACCTGTTCGTGCCCAACCCAGTCGTAGAGGTCGGAAGCGTCGGCTCGTGCCTTGCGTTCCGACGGGTAGATCCGCACGGTCACAGGGCCTGCTTGAACTGTGTTGCGGTTGAGGACTTCGCCATCTGCGCAATCGGCGATTCGCTCGGCGAGCGACTCCGGCCGACCGGCAGCGGCCGAGTTCGTCGTCTGCGACGAGTTGCCAGCGTCGCTGCTGCCACATCCGGCGATAGCACTCATTGCTATTCCCGTGACGAGCAGGGCGGCGAGCTTCAGCACCGGAGTTCTCAGTCGAAGTAGCACTCGCGACGTTCGATCGAGTACAGGCGCGAACGGGTCTTGCCTGATGAGGTCCAGGCGCGGCCTGACGCGCACCCGATGGCGCCCGATCCGTCGACGTACGCGACCGTGCACTCCACGGGGCCGCGCTTCGCGAGGTCGGTGTGCCCGCACCACCACAGACGGCTTCGGCGATAGCCGTCCTCGGATTCCACGAGGTGGTGTTTCAGCGCGCGCTTGGCACGCGACAGGCTGAGCGACGCGCTTGCGGATGTGTCCGCAGTGGCTGTGGATGGGGCGGCGGCGAGGCCGGCAACTAGGACGGTGGCGAGGAGAACGCGCATCTCACATGAGCGTATTCGTGTCACGGCCACCGTGCGCCGCGACATGCGTCCAGCGCCTATCAGGCGGAATGGCCTGCATACGAACGGTTGCTCGCTTTCCGTCCGGCGGGGCCTCCATATTCGACATCCCGCCGAGCGTTCCACTGCGCCGGCAGGGGCGTCCAGCATCCATAGCCGAAGACGTGACGGGGGCACCATGCAGCAACACATCGGGCAGACGACGACGCAGACGGTTCCGCAAGACGAACGGGCGATCTACCAACGCGAGGCCGTCGCCTACATCGGCTTCGCTCGCGAGCGGTTGGAGCACATTCCGACATGGCATCCGCAGCATCTCGAGTACTCGCAGCAGATCGCTGCGCTTGAGCGTCGGATCAAGCCCGGCCCCAACGGCCTCGCCTGAGCCGTCAACGAGCGTCAGCGGCATCGTCATCGTCGGACGACTCCTCTTCGTCGCGTTCTTCGCTCGCGGCCTCGTCGGCGCTATCTAGCCCGCTGGCGAGTCCGCTTGCGGTTCCGCGGCTCGCATCGCGGAGCGCGATGCCGAGCGTCCCAACGGCGCGCTCGATCGCCATCAGTCGCTCCACGATGTCGTCCAGGCGCTTGTTCGTCTTCGCAAGTTCGTCCTGGGGTACATCTGCGGGAAAGACGATCTCCTCCTCGGTGAACCACCAAGTCGGGACCTCAAGCAGCCGCGCGAGGACGTCGCGCTGCGCACGTCTCATCTGGAGTTCGCCCCGCTCGATCCTGCCGGCGTCGCCCTTGTTGAGGCCCTCGGCGTTCGCCCTCCTGTTGAGGTCAGCCTGGTCGACCTCGCGCAGGGCCCGTGCTGCCGCTAGGCGAGCCTTGATCGTCTCCTCCGGGAGCACGAACCGTGCATACCATCGTGCAGGCTCTCAATGATCACCAGCGGTTTGAAACTACTTGCATACTTTTGAAATGGCTTGACAGCTATCGCAGCGACTTCTAAGCTGCTTGCATGGCTTCGAACCGAGTTGTAGGACGTCGAATTCGGGAGCACCGCGTGAACCTGGGATTGAGCCCGGAGGCGTGGGGCGCCCGGATCGGGTGCTCGGGAGGCACGATCCGGCGCGCCGAGAAGGGCGCTCCGTTGTTCGACCACACCAAGCGCCTCATCGCGGCGGCGATGGGGCTGCAGTCCACTGACCTATGGCCGGTGTCGATGCGGGTCGACACCAAGAAGCTGCCAGCGGATGCCGCGGCCAAAGCGAGCGAGGTCTACGACCGGCACGGCGGCGAGGTGTGGACATGACCGTCGATCTTCGAACGGAGCGCCGCAATCGCGGCATGACGCTCAAGGACGTCGCCGAGCTCGTTGGCGTCACCGAGTCGTCGATGTCGCTCTACGAGCGAGGGCTCAGCGCTCCGCACGCTCCCACCGCATTCAAGATCGCCAGCCTGTACGGGGTCAAGGTGTCCGACATCTGGCCCCCGACGGGGAATGACGAGCCGAAGGCGGCTGCGTAGATGCGTCCCGGTCTACGGCGAGAGGACCCCGCGGAAACCGCTGAGCGTAGCTGGCGTGCCACCAAACCCGACGTGACGGAACCGGCATCCGACGAACGTGCAGCCGGTCACTGCGATCGCGCCGATGACGACCGGGCGGCTCTCCGGGATCTCCCAGAGCATCGCGTCGGGGTCGGGTGTGTCGAACCCGCAGCCGTGAACGCGAATGTCGCGGATGAGGATGAGGACGGCGGGTCCTCGGATCTCGCAGTCAACGAAGTCGAGGTTCTGGATTGCCGCGTGCTTGTCAGCGAGGAGCGCGAACTGCCGTGCGAGGGGACGGAGTAGATGCGTCCCGGCCTGCCCGGCATCCGCGACTACCTCCGTGGAGAGGTCCCGTCGTATCGAGCCTCGACGCGCACTGTGTGCAGCCGCGTCGGGGATCTCTCCTCCCCGCCCCACGGCCACCCCTGCGGTGGTCGTGGGGAGCTTTCCCATCGCGGCGTAGACAGGTGTCTGGCCGGGCCTCATAAGCCCGGTTTCCCGGTTCGACTCCGGGCGCCGCTATCCCCAACGAACACAACAAAACGACCCCGCGCCGTAGCACCGGCCGGGGTCACGACACCAGGAGGACGAGTCCTGATGCACGACCAGAGTACCGCGTCGCGTGAGGAAACCAGCGCGCTGATGCTCCTCTCCGCCACACCGGGGATGTGGGAGCGCGTCGCCCCGCACGTCGCCGAGCGCATGGGCGGCGGCGCCACCGGCCATGACGGCATCGACTTCGCGACGATCGCGCGCATGCCGTTCTCGTCCGGCGAGGTGGTGCTGGTCGACCTCGCCCGCCAGTGCTGGCAGGGCGTCGGGACCATCGGCGGACTGGCGTCGGTGGACGAGCCGTCGCGCCGGATCGTGGTGGACGCAATCGCGATCCGGCTCGGGGTGACCCAGTGAGCCTCGTCCTCCACCGGCTGTCCCAGCCCGGGGCAGGGATGAGCCGATACCCGGCGCTGTGCAGCGTCGACCGGTGCGTCCGGACCTCACGGTTCCGCGCGACGATCGCCAGCCGTCCTGTGTTGCAGGACCCGCCGCCGCCGGTCAGTGGTTTCGTGCGGCCGGCGGAGCTGTTCGTCCTGTGTCAGCGGCACGCCAAGGAGTGGCGGGAGTCATGGGACCGCCGCGGCAAGGCCGAGCCCGGCAGCCACGGCGGATGGTTGGGTGACCCGGAGGATGTGGTCGGCCGCGTCCGTGCCGGCGAGACGACACGGCAGATCGCCGAGTCGCTCGGCGTCACCCAGCAGGCGGTCAACAAGCGCATCGTGAAGGCCGGACACCGGGTGAGCGATTTGCAGCGGGAGGCGGCATGAGCGGCATGCTCGACCTCCTCGTCACGGTCGCCGTGTGGGCCGCTGTCATCGCCGCCACCGGCTCGACCGCCATCGCCACCATCGCCGGCATCGTCTGGTTGCGCGACGAGATTCTGCCGGCGCGCAGGTGGGCTCGGTGGGCACGCTCCCACGGCATCGACCCGTCACGCGTGTATGACCGGGAGACGATCCGGTGACCGCCCTGTCAATGGTTGCCGCTGTGATCGCCTGGGTCGGCGTGATGTTCGTGGCGTTCGTGGTGTCCCGCGGCGCCCTCACGCACTACCGGCATGTGCGTCGCCAACAACGCCGCGGGGGTGCCCGATGAATCTGTTGCGGGAACGGCTGGCCCGTGAGGCCGCAGACCGTGCCGCGTGGGAACACGACCAGGCCATGTTGGTGCGGGACGGTGACCACCCGTACTGGGTGGCGTGCACAAGGTGCGGAGGTTTCGGCGAGCTGGTCACGGAGTGCGTGGGAGACACGGGCCTGATCGTGGACCGGCGTGGACGTGAGTGCACGGCATGCCGCGGTGAGGGACGACTTTCGAGGAGAGGGGCGAGATGAACGAGCAGGCTGTTGATGCGACCGCCACGCTGATCGACGAGCACGGCGCAGAAGTGGACCGGCCAGCGGCGCAGTCCATGACGCTCGCTCCGCGCGAACGGCGCAGCGAGGTGATCCGGCCGCTCGACGCCGGGCAACTGGAGGAGTCGTTCCGCGCGTACCAGGAACTCTGCCACCGGCTGCTCGACCCGTCCGACTACCAGCAGGCCGGGAAGAAGTCGTTCAAGAAAAAGTCCGCGTGGCGGAAGTTGGCGACCGCGTTCGATCTGGACGTGGCGCTCGTCCGGACGAGCGTGGAGCGTGACGAGCACGGGCAGCCGCTGCGCGCGTCTGTCATTGCTCGCGCGATCAGCCCGTCGGGCCGCTACCAGGACGGCGACGGGCACTGTTCGGTCGACGAGCCTCGGTTCCGTGAGGCCAAGGGCCGGGAGAAGCTCGAGCATGATCTTCCGTCGACCGCGGCGACGCGCGCGAAGAACAGGGCGATCAGTGACCTGCTGGGGACGGGGGAGGTGAGCGCCGAGGAGGTGTCCGCCAGCGCCGATTCCGGCCCGGCGTTCGGCCCGGAGTTCTCCGGCGACAAGGCAGCGTTGATGGCCGCCATCGAACGGCTCGTCGGCAGCCACGAGCATGCACGCGGTGTTGCCGCGGGCATCGTCGGCGAGGCCGGATACATGCCGGCCGTGGTCGCCCGTGCGATTCAGCGCGCCGACTCGGCTCGTCTGGCGAACGACGACCGCCAGACGGCGGATGTGCCAGACGCAGAGACCGTCGAGCCGGGGCCGTCCGAGGAGGAGATGGCTGCCGCTGAAGCGGCGGTGGAGAACGCGAAGCAGGAGGGGCTGCTCTGATGACCACCGACCTTGACACCACCCAAGACGCAACCGTCGTCCACCCGGTCACGGGCGAGGTGTTGGACCTCGCGACGGCGCCAATCGACGTCATCGCCGAGTTCGTCGACGCGGTCACGGACTCGCGACGCCAGTTGGACGAGTTGCGGTCGATGGCGGACCGCGAGCTCGCCCGGCGGATGGACGTGGAGAACCTCCGCACGTACGACCTGGGCGGGTGGCGCGTCACTGTGAACGCGCCGACCCGGACCGTGTACGACGGGGAGCGGCTCCGTGACGTGCTCGCGTCGCTCGTGGGCGAGGGCGTCATCAGCGAGAGCGCTGCCGACCGCGCCTGCCAACAGGTCACGACGCTGAAGCCGGTTGTGCGTGAGTTGAACAAGCTCCGGTCACACCCCGAGGTTGACACGGCGATCGAGTCGGTGACGTCGACGGTGGATCAGCGTCGGACGGTGAAGGTGGAGCGCCGCGGATGACCGGCCGCGTCCATATCCGGGTGCAGGGCACACCCGCTCCGAAGGGGTCGAGAATCCCCGGCAGGCGCAGGGACGGGACGGTGTTCACCCGGCCAGCGGGCCGGGGCGAGAAGGCGTGGGCGGAGACTGTCGCGGCGATGGCGCTGCCGTACCGCGGCACGCTCCTGCCTCCGTATGAGGTGGAGCTGACGTTCTACATGGCGAGGCCGAAACGGCCGGCGTGGTTGTGGCCGTCCCGCAACGACCTCGACAAGCTCGTCCGGTGTTGTCTCGACGGGCTTGTGGTTGGTGGTGTCCTGGCTGATGACAGGCACGTCACTGGCATCCATGCGGTGAAGCGGTGGCCGTTGCCTGCGTCTGACTGGACTGGTGTTGATGTGGTGGTGCGTGGCGTCGCGGCTGCGAACGGTGCTGAGGACGTGGCCGCGTGACAGCCGAGAGCCCGCTGTATCAGACCGCTGCGGCGCTCGCGGATGCCCGCGAGCACGTCACACGGGCGCTCGCGTCGTCGCCGTGGCAGACCCGCGACGCGGTCGCCGGCCTGCTCACCCAGGTGATCGAGACGCAGACCGAGCTGCTCCTCACGGCAGCGACCTACATCGAGCGACAGGAGGTCAGATGACGAAGACTCCGCCGATCAACTTCCGTCTGCGCCGCAACCGGGCTCTGCGCGCGGCGCTGCATCAGCGCGACCACTTCACGTGCCAGATCTGCGGGTGGAAGCCCCGAGCCATTCCGACCGACTACGACGGCCGTTCGGCTATCGGTTGGTGGCCGAACCCGCATGAGGACCGGATGCTTGAGGTTGACCACATCGTGCCGCGAGCCGCGGGAGGTCCGTCAACGATGGACAACCTTCAGACGCTCTGCGACGACTGCAACCGTCGCAAGTGGTGCAAGGTGCCGGTGGCGGCGTGAGCGTTCGCCCGCGGATTAGGACCGTGAAGCCGGAGACGACGAAGGACGAGAAGTATGTCCGGCTATCGCGTGATGCCCGGCTGCTGTTCCACGAGCTGATCAAGTTCAGCGACGACGAGGGCCGGTTCCTCGCGGGCCATCGGTACCTCCTGGGCGAGTGCTACCCGGAGGACGACGACATAGCTGCAGAGGACTTGGCCCGCTGGCTTCGCGAACTGGAAGGGCTGCAGATGATCGTCCTCTACGAGCATGAGGGACGCCGGTATGGGGCGTGGCGGAACTGGCGCAAGCATCAGCGGATCAACCGCGCGTCGGAGTCGATCCTGCCGCCGCCGCCGTTCCCCGAGATTGTCGCCGCGAACGCGCTCCCGGCATCGTCGCGGAAGGTTGCGCGTGGCTCGTCAGTGAGCTCATCCGACGTCGATCACGTATCGCTCACTGACGACTCAGTGAGCGATGCGCGACACGATCACGACGCGCTCAGTGAGCGCTCAGTGAAAAAACCGCCGGATTCAGTGAATTCGGCCGAGAATTCATTGAATATCGCCGAGAATTCACTGAACGCTCACTCCTCCCCGCGCGGGCGCGCGCTCCGCTCCGCTCCTGATCCTGTTGTTGTCGTTGATGAAGAACGACAAACGACTGAGCCGCTGCAGACGTTCAGCGCACCGGACACCCAAAGTTCGGGCCTTGTTGATGAGTCGTTGTCGCCGATGCTGGCCGACGCGACACGGATCGCCGAGCACTGGTCCGCCGTCATGGGCGAGGGACTCCCGTCAGCGGAGCGGCCGGCGGTCGACGACCTGATGCTCGGCGCGGCGCTGAAGCTGCTGCAGCGCGGTTACGGCGTCGAGGACGTGTCGCAGGTCATCGATTTTGCGGCGTCCCGGCCGTTTTGGGCGGGCAAGCCGTTCCGGGTGTTCTGCGACCGGTTCAGCACGGTCGCGAAAGAGGCGCGCGCCGCAGCGAAACCACGGCCGGCGGCGGGCTCGTCGGCACGGGCGAGAGCGGAGCAGACATCGGCGTGGATCAGGCGAGCGGAGGGATTGGAATGACCGTGCAGGAATGGGACCGGGTCGCGGCACGGATCGCCGCATGGTGGCCAGCCACGGCGTTCACGCCGGAGATCGCCGCGGTGTGGTTCGAGGACCTCGCCGACATCGACACCAAGCGTGTTGTCGGCGCGATCGAGACGCTGAAACGGCAGGGCGGACGGTTCGCGCCATCGTTGGGCGAGGTGCTCGCAGAGTGCGATGAGCGCGACGAGGACCCGGCGCCGTCGTTCGGCGAGGCGCTCCGTCTGTTCGCCCGTTCGGTGTCCGCCGCACGCGGCGACGGTGAGCAGGCCGCGTTGGGGTGGCTCGCCGCGAACGCTCCGGCGGTTGTGGCGGAGTGGGTTGTCGACCAGGGCTATGACCGGCTCAGGTTGGAGCCGGTCAACGATCCCGACCACGGCGGCGCGACCAGGCACCGGCTGGAGCGGGCATGGACCGAGTTCCTGGCCCGCCGCCGCGATGGGCATCGCCGTGGCGTTGCGGCGTTGGCGGCCGAGCGCCGCGTCGCTGCGTTGCAGGCGGGCGGGCAGGAGCGGGCCGGGTTGCGGCAGGTCGACCCGGCAGGGCTGCTCGGGCTGGGGGGCACACGGTGAGCGGCCAGGACATGGTTGCGGTCGGTCTGATCGGCGGCGAAACGAACATGCGTCGCCGCGAGATCCGCGAACGGGTCCGCGCTGGCGATCTCACGCTCGCCGAGCTTCTCGCTGAGCCGCCTGAGGCTGTGCACGGCGTCCGGTTGTTCGAGCCGGTCCGGTGGCAGCCCCGCGTCGGCTGGCGGGCAATCGAGACCCTGAACCGCCAGGCGATTCTGAACGGTGTGAACCTCCTCCTCCCGGTTGGCCAGGCGGGCGAGCTGACCAGGCGTTGGGTGATCGAGAACGCGCCGCCGTTTGACCGTCGCACCCGCCGACGGTGGGGGCAGGACCGATGATGTCGTTCAGCGTGGGCAGCAGGGTGATGGTGTTCGACCCGTCCAAAGGCCCGGTGTGGCATTTGCGGGTCGGGACGGTGTGGTGCGGGCATCCGTCGATCCGGTCCGCCGCCGCCCGCCGATTCACCCTCGGCCGGGTCCCGGTCATGTACGACGACCTCGACCACATGGGCGCCCCGGTGGTGGCGTGGTGGCACCCCAGCATCCTGCGTCACGCCGGGGACCGTGCCGTCCGCCAAACCACCCACCAGCACGCCCCTGCGGAACGGTCGGGCGGGGACGCGGCCGCAGCATGGTCCAGGGACGCACGACACGCCGTTCTGCGGGCTGCGAGGGCATGCCCGGGGGGATTTATCGGGGACGACGTTTGGGACCCGCAAATCGGCTCTCTGCGTCCGCACCCGTCTGGTGATGACCGTGCGTTGGGTCCGGTCATCAGCCAACTGAAACGAGAAGGACTGCTCGTCCATACCGGCGAGTCCCGGCAGTCGACGCGGTCTAACGGGTCCCGCAAACCAGTGCTCGCGCTCGCCCACGGGGTGGCCGCATGACCATTGAACAGGAGAACGACATGGTGCTCCGCGACCTCGCCGGGCGTGTGTGATGGCCGGCGAGCTGCCACCTGATCTCCAGGCCGCCGGGGACTGGCTATGCGACTGGCTCCGCCGCCGGCATCCGCAACACGAGTTCTGGGTTGAGCGACGCGAACTCGACAGTGCGGATCGGCATTCGCGCACCAGCAACACGGACCTGCGCGACCCCGGCACCCGAACGCAACACCCGCACCCTGGGGATCAACGGGACGTTGCCGGGACGGCCGGCGCGTCGGACCATCACACACTCGATGAGGCGGCCTAACAGATGCCGGCGCTCAACACTGGAGAGCTGTTCCCACACTGCACGGGGGTCGATGTTCTCGGGCAGCCGAACCACCTCGAGGTCGAGCGTGTCCAACGCCCGCTGTGCGTCATCCACGGCAGCCTGCCGCGTTTCGATGCCGCGCCTGACCGCGTCAACCCTGCCCGCAGCGGCGGTCGCCTCGATGAACGCGTCGAGCTCGGCGACCGCATCGGCGTGACGTTGCAACGCAACCGCCCGGTTGTCGGTCGATTCCGCCGCCCGCACCCTGAGCTCGTCGAGCCGGATCAACGCCGTCTCGACGACAAGCGCGTCCAACCGTCGCACGGTGACCGTTGCCGGTGCGGGGCACCGGCCGGCGCTCATCGTCCCGTGACACGTGTAGCTGGTCGCCGTGTTCCCGCCGCCGCGGCTCATCACATGACCGCACCCGGCACACCGGGCCAGCCCGGCGAGCAACGCCGGCTCCCGACGCGCGGACCGCGGCGGACGCGCCGTCCGAACGGATTGCGCCGCACGCCACTCGGCATCGGCCACGAGCGCAGGATGCGCGTCCGTGTTGACGTGGCCGCTGTCATGCAGCTCGCCGAGGTACACCCGGTTGCGCAGGAGGTTGCGGACACCGGACGGGGTCATTTGGAGGCGTTGCGCGATCGCAATGACAGGCATGCCGGTGGCGCGTGCCCGGAACGCCCATCGCACATCATCGGCACGGTCGTCGGGCACGAGTCGGCGGGTGTCGGGGTCGCGGGTGTATCCGAGCGGCGTTTGGTGCTGCCGCCAGATGCCGGCTGCGACCGCGTTCTCCCGGCGGGACTGGAACCGTTCGGCGTGTTCCTCCCGTTCACGCACCGCGTTCGCGAGATGAACGTCACGGATGAACCGGCCGTTCGGGGTGCTGGTGTCGAGATTCTCGGCCGCGCAGTGGATGTGGCCGCCCGCAGCTTCGACCCGGTCCCAGATCTCAAGGCCGGACCGGGAGCGCGTGAGCCGGCTGAGGTACGCCACCACGATGCCGGAGTACCGGCCGGCCTCGACACCCTCGATCGCCGCTTTCAGCGACGGGCGCTCGTTGATCGGCCGACCGCCGCTGACGCTGAGCTCGGGCGGCAAGAACTCGACGGTAGCGCCGTGTTGAGCGGCGTATCGTTGGACTGCTTCGACCTGATCACGGTCAGCGTGAAAGTCGCTGGCGCCCTCGTGTCGGGTGCCCATGTGGCTGACCCTGACGATTCCGGCCCACGGTTTCATCCGGTGAACGATACCGCCTATACTAGGCTGATGAACATTCGTAGTGCTACGGGGCGCGTTAGCCAGGTAGGGCGGGGTTTGGCTCAGCACCGGGGAATCGAGCGTCCCCGGTGATCCCCAATCGGCGTGTGATCTACCGGTGCCCGGTCTGCGGCAGCGAGAAGCTCCACGAGGGCCAGCCAGCGGCCTGGTACTGCGCTCACGGCGACACCGATCCTGATGCGCCGACCCAGGCGATGGACCGCACCGTCTGGGTGCCCGTCGCCGAGCTTGACGCCGCGCGCGCGGACCGCGACCGGGCACGGGCGCGCATCGCGCATCTCGAGGAGTTCGTCGCCGGGCTGGCGCACGCCGGCGAGCGCCGCCGCCGCTACCGGAACGAATGGGGCGCCCGGTGACGATCGTTCGTCGTGTCCTGTGGGAATGCCCGACATGCGACCGGGCCATCGTGGAGCAGCCGCGCACGATCCCGCCGGTGTGCTCCCATGACCGGAGCGTGCATGAGGGTGAGGAGCCCACCCGGTTTGTCCGGTCGGTATGGGTTCGACGCGATTCGGCGGCGGCGGCGTGACGGTCGCGGAACGCAACATCCTCACCAGCCTGGAACAGCGGCTACAGCTCCCCCAGGACGTTCGGGACCGTGACGTGCGTGCGCTAGCGCGGCGCGGCTGGATTCGCGAGGCCGAGCCGGGCGTGTGGTGGCTCACGGAGGCGGGTGATGATGCTTTGGCGGAGCGCAGGGCGTGGGAGGGCAGGAGCGCGCGCCGACAAGGCCTTGTGACGTCGACGGACACGACCCAGGCGCGGAAGCGTCGCGGTCCGGTCAGTCCGGCGTCGTCGGTGCAGCGGGCGTCCGCGAGGGCGTCGGGGTGCATCGTGGGCGGTGTCGCCGAAACCGGATGCGATGGGCCTGTCCAACCGGCGCACCTAGTGGACCGAAGCCTTGGCGGCTGTGACGACGCCAGATGTGTTGTCGGGTTGTGTTATCGCCACCACGAGGAGTACGACGCTCACCGGCTGGACCTGTTGTCGCACTTGGAGCCGTGGCATCGCGACCGCGTCGCGCACGCTGTCATGCACGTTGGTTTGGTCGCGGCGTTGGAGCGGTTGACGGGTGACCGGTGGGCACCCGTGGCGGCGAGGGAGGCGGCGTGAACGTGGACGCGCTGTTTCGCGTATACGAGCCCGACGAGTGCGGACCGGACGGCTACCCGCATGTGTGGCATGAGACGGTCAAGCATCTGGTCCGGGAACAGGCCGGGCACCGGTGCGTTCGGTGCGGCCACCCGTACGCGAAGGGCGCTGGCGAGTGGTCGCCATGCGACGAGATGTGCGTGCACGACGGTCCGGTGCGAGGGAACCCGGTTGAGGCGCAGTGGCGCATTCTCACGGTCCATCATCTTCGGCTCGGCGACGACGCCAAACGCGATCTGCGGTGGTGGAACCTCGCCGCGCTCTGTCAGCGCTGTCACCTCCAGATCCAGGGGAAGGTTGTGTTGGAGCGGGTTTGGCCGTGGCCGCACAGCGAGTGGTTCAAGCCGTATGCGGCTGGCTGGTACGCGCATGCATATCTCGGTGAGCACTTGTCTCGGGAGGAGACAGTGGCGCGTATGGGGGAACTGTTGTCGTTGGAGTTAGCGGCGTGATCTTCAAGCCCGAACTCGTCGAGTTGATCGTGGCGGGCCGGAAGACGCAAACGCGCCGGCCGGACCGGGGAGTGCCGTGCCGGTACCTGCCTGGCCGTGAGTACGCGGTGCAACCGGGCCGGGGGATGCGGCAGGTTGCTCGGATCGCGGTGGAGGCCGTGTGGTCGACAACGCCCGCGCATATCACGACTCACGAGGCGCACGCCGAGGGGTTCGATTCGATCGGCGAGTTCCTCGCGTACTGGGATCGGCTGTATCCGGGGTCGGATTTCGGGGAGCGGGTGTGGGCGATCCAGTTCCGTTTGGTGAGCACGAGAGGAGACGTTTGATGGTGGTGCCGTCGTTGCGTGAGTTGATTGACCGGGAGCGCCTGGGAGGCGAACCGGGTTATGCCAAAGATGCGTCATCCGGAACGGACCAACGAACTCGGTCAAAACTCGGGTTCTCGGGGGAGGAGGTCGATGCGGTGGCGCAGTTCATTGCGCGCGCGACGACGACGGGTCCGGGTACGTGGCCGGGGGCGAGGGAGGAGGCGCGTGCGGCTCTGGAGGCGTCTGGTGTCGTGCCGAGGGCCGAGCACGAACGGGTGGTGAAGGACCGTGTTCAGATGGAATTGATGCGGGACGATACGTGGGCAGAGATTGCCCGTATCCGGGAGGAACGGGATCGATGGCGTGATAACACGCATCACGCTATACGCGAGCGAAATGCGGCACGGGCTGAACGCAATGAGGCTCGTCGGGAACGGGACCGGGCGGTGGCGGATAGCGAGCGGTTGTGTCGAGAGGTGGGGTTGCTGGAGAGCGTCAACCTCGGCGACATCGTGGCTGGTGAACGCGCGGCCTACCGGCGTCTTCGGGCGGCGGCTCAGGCAGTCGTGGACGCTCGTGCAGCACTGTGCCACCAACGCGGGTGATCTCGATGGGTGACGTGTTGATGGAACGGCTCAACAGGATCGGCACGCTGGAGCGCGGCGCGCACGACAACATCAACAACGGTGCCTGCCTGCTGGAGGCGGTGGCCTACGTGGCCGGCGAACCGTGGTCAGACAGCCCTGCGTGTGTGAGTCCGGTGCTCGCAGAGTTCGGCCGCCGTGTCAACGACGGCCTGGACGATGAGCGCCGCCAGCAACTCAAGGTGTTCATTCCGAGGATGGTCGGCACCGCAAACGACGGCCGTGACGAGCTGCGCGGCTGGTTGTGCACGGACTGGCTGAGCCGGGTGCACACTCCGGCATGGCTGGAGCTTGCGGGGTTGGGTGACGCTGCTGCTGGGTTGCGGGCGCTGTCACCGCTGCGCGACACGGCGACGCTGTCCGCAGCGATGCCGGCGCTCAGCGTCGCGCGCCGGCAGGCGGCCGCCGCTCGGTCCGCCGCTCGGTCCGCCGCTCGGTCCGCCGCTTGGTCCGCCGCTTGGGATGCCGCTGGGGATGCTGCTTGGGCCGCTGCTTGGGATGCCACTTGGGCCGCCGCTCAGGACGCCGCTCGGGCCGACGCTCGGGCCGCCGCTCAGGACGCTGCTTGGGCCGCCGCTCCGGCGACGTTGGGGCCGACGGTGGTGGCGTCGTTGCAGGCGTCAGCGTTCGAGTTGTTCGACCAGCTCATCGACCCGAGTGATCTCGATGGGTGACCGGCCCTCTCCTGTCCAGCTCAGGGTGTTGGAGGCCGCCCGGGACGGACGGCTGATCTGGTCTGCGCATCGGATGCGGTGGGTGCGCCAGTCGCCTGGGTCGGCCGGGTGGTCCCCGGTCGCGAGGTCTACGTGGGGTGTGGTGCGCGTCGAGCGGTGGATCGACGATGCGGGCCGGTTGACCGAGTCTGGTCGTGTGGTGTTGGAGGAGGCGACACGCGATGTCTGACCGGACCCCGAATCCAGGCTCACGCGACGCGCTCGATGCCGGCTGCATCTGCCCGGTGATGGACAACGCGCATGGCCGCGGGGCGCGCTTGGACGAGGACGGGCAGCCGATGTTCGTGATGGTTGTTGGCTGCCCGGTGCACTCTCCACAGGAGGCTCTTGATGTCTGACCGGCGCGGTCCAGAGACGATCGAGCGGATGGCCGTGACGATTTTGGTGGAACGGCTGCTGGAGAGGATCTCATTCCTGCGCAGCGTGGTGGCGAGCGGCGAGTCCCTGTCTCAGGCGGACAGGGACGAACTTGACGCGCTGTGCCGCGATGTGCGTGCTGCGCTTGGGCGAGAGGAGAGCGACGATGCCTGAACCGCTGGACGACTACCTGGAGTGGCGGGAGATCGCTGAGTGGGACTGGGCCGTCATTCCCGGCCAGGATCATCTCCACGCCGTCGAAACGATGCACGACCCGGCGTTGGTGGCGGAGGAATGGGGCGGCGCCGGGGTCACGGTGTGCGGCCAGGATGCGTTGTTGGTGATCCCCGGCTTGTTCACTCGGATGCAGGCTCCGCGGTGTCGGGTGTGTTGTGACAGCACGGGGATGCCGCACGGTGTGCGGTCCCCGAAGAACGTGGATGAGTGTAGGCCGGTGTGTGAGCGACGGATCGCGAACCTTGACCGAGTGAAGGTGCCCCGGAACGAGTAACGCCGACCCCGTGGGGGCCGGCGTTCGTCGACCGTGGTGGCGGGTCGAACACCGGACGTTCTCACACCACCCGGACGGAGGCACGTTGTCGCTGGAACACGAAATGCGCAGAGTGCTCCTCGCGCTCGAGCTCGTCAGCCAAGGCACCACCCAGGCATGGGACAGCGAGGGCGGTCACGCACCACCCTCGTCTCGGCCTCCCGCCGGGGTGAACTGGGCAGGCCGCAAAGATGACGGTGACGACCGGCCGGCGCTCCGGTACGCGCGGGCATGGGCCAGGTGCGCGACCGACACCGCACGCGAACAGCTCCTCGCCGACGCCATCGAGTACCTCGCCGCGTGCCGCCGCGCACGCCGGCCTGCTTCTGACCCGCAGCTCGACACCATCTATTGGCGTGAGGACGTCGCGAACGACCCGCGCCCAGCCGGCGAAGTCGCCCGAATCAACGGCATCACCCGCCAGTACGTCTACAAACTCCGCCGCCTCTACCGGAAAGCGGCCTAGTGCACATCCACACAACATTGGGTAAACTGGGTGCTAGTCGGCGCTCTGCGCCCACAGCCCGCTTCCGAACGAAGGGGCACGCCCGGTGAGAACCCCCGGCTGTAAGTGCCCCGAATGCTGGGGCATCCGCGAGGTCTACGAGGCCCGCGCCCAACAACTCCAAGGCCCGGCACGGGACGAGGCGCTGCGCATCGCTCATGCGTTGACACCATCACCGGGCCACGAGGTCCGGCTGCATGTCGTCACAGGCCTCGCCGCGAACAGCACCCCGTGCAACGGCAGGATGACCTGCCCGTGCGCGACATGCGAAACCGAACGCGCCGCAGCAGCCCAACGCCAGCGCCGCCGCACACCCCGCCAACCGTGGCACGCCCGGCCCGCACGACAAGCAGCGTGAAGCGTGCACGTCCGTCCTTCAGTCGCGACTATCGCGATCGTCGACGCGTTCCTCATCGGCGCAACCGTCGCCACCCGCATCCTCCGCCCACACCCACCCGAGGTGATCCCCGCCCAGTGGCCGGGCCGACGCACCACCCCGTCGGCCCGGCCACGCCCCGCCACCACACCAGGGTTCCGGTACGCGGAGGACATGAACCACGAAACAGACATGGACGGTGACTGGTGAACCTCGCACACATCCTGATCACGATCCTCGTTGCCGTCGTCGCCTACGCGATCGTGGCCGCCGTTGGCTTGCCGTCGATCATCGGCGTCGTCGCAGCGCTCCTGATCCTCATCGTCGGCCTGGTCGGCAACGGCGGATGGAACCTTCGGGCGTGACGCCCAACCCTAGGCCAATGAGTCCTGTTCGCATGGCGCGCACCGCGCTCCACCTCGCCGCCCGCCTGTACCTACAGACAGTCGATCGGTCCACCTACCGAATGGGACACACCGACGGGTACGTCGCCGGGTACGAGCACGGGTTCCACGACGGGCTCGACATGCTCCCCGCGACCGAGCCGACACCAGCCGCACTCGACAGCAACAACCCCGACTGATGCCCGAACACGTCTGCATCATCTGCGGCAACATCGGACCAACGCGACGCTGCCCCACCCACAAACCCAAACGCGGACCGTCCAGCATCGAAAGCTCAGACCCGACGTACCGACGCAACCGCCCCAAGGTTCTCGCCCGAGACGGACACCGCTGCCGCTACTGCGGAGCCCACGCAACCGAGGTCGACCACATCACACCCGTCGCCCACGGCGGCACCAGCAACCTCGACAACCTCGCAGCCGCATGCCAACCCTGCAACCGCTCCAAAGGCGCCCAGGGGGCGGGGTGGACCCCCTTCACACCCGGGGAAGGCGCAGCAAGGGGGCTGGCTGTGAAGAAAACCGGTGTGCAACATCGGGGTTTTGGGGGTGTGCGATGACGGATGTGATTCGTAAGCCGGAGGGGATTCCTCGTGGGTCGCGTTGGCACA